TAAAAAACTGCGGCAGAATTTCGTAGGCTAATTTTAAAGCATAAGTAGTTGGACTTGATTCATATCTTTTTCGTTCAGTATTCCACACCCACATTTGAGTATTATCCTGAAAACTATCTAGTGGAAAATAGGTTGACATTTCTTTTCTAAATTTAGATATAAAGTCTTTTTTGAATGGGACTCTAATAGTCATTTTATTTACACTATCGTCCCAGTCAACATTTGCATTAGTATACTTGGGTAGACTTTCTACAACTATACACTTCCATGGTAATGATTCTAACTCCTCGACTGTGTATCCGTTAGTAGCAAATTGCTTTCTGTACTTGTGCAAAAGTTTATCAAACAATTCTGCTTGACCAGACGTAATCTGTTTCTTATCTTGGCTCAATGATTGCATGTTGGATATGAATTTGTGATCATAGTGAGACAAACTAATGGAAGCGGTCAACATAAAATAAATGACCTGCTCTTTCGATGTAAATTCAATCTTTTGCATGTTTATATTATACTTCCTTTCGTATCATTAACCTATCAAAACGGTAATAAAAAAGGGGCGACCTAAGCCGCCCCAAACTCCTGACACAGAGTTACCTGATCTTCATGCAAGTTGACTCTGCTAACACTTTCCAGTCGTTAACACCAGTCACTTTAAATAAGTCAGCAATCTTAAGAGCCATTCTCATTGAGATTTCTCTAAGTTTGTGAGCATTCTCTTCCATGAAGTCAAAGATTTCTTTACTTTGACCATCGTTGAAGTCATAGTCTTTGAACAGACCACCTTCACTGTCTCTATCGACCTGCTTGATTCTAAGCATTTTATCTCTAGCACTATCGATAGTTAGATCCAAGAAATGACACCTTGACTGAAGGGCTTCTAAGTGATCCTGCAACTTCTTAGACTTCAAGTGTTCAAACTTCAAGTTAGTAATAAAGATACATGAACCTTTGAACTCAAAAGAGTTTGGAATACCTTCTCTGTTAAGAAGACTAGAATCAGAGTTCCAGCAAATCCTTCTGCTTTTACCTGAGTCAAGGGCTGCCTTAAGAATGTTAAGAGCAAGATCGTCCTGAAAAACAGAGTCACAGTCATCAAACACTAAAACATTTTTAGCATCAGAATACTTGTAAAGAACTGCGTAAAGACCTAGAGCAGTCATTGCACCTTTGACAACTTCGTACCTAGTTCTGCTGTTAGTCAGTTGATCGAACAATGAAGCCTTCTCCATTTGTTGCTCAACACCATAAGACTTACCTACACCTGGGGGGCCTGACACTATCATTGCTCTAATGTCGCCTGCGATAGTAGCCTTAGCCATATCGTCAAGTATGTTGAATCTAGTTTTGATTCTGTCCATAGCCTCTTCATCAGTTTCGACTACTTCAGGCTCAACATTAAGTGATTGATCTGCCATAATGGGTTTCTCAGTTCCCCATGTGATGTCGTTAATGTTATTAACTTTGATTTTAACATTAGCAATTTGAACTTGAGGAAACTTACCGTCATTTTTGACAGTAATAAATCCACCTCGTTTGCCTTCTGCGTAACCCTTAACCAACTCAAATTGTTGATTAACGATTGCTTGATTTCTGTACTCTCCGTACTTTACTGTGATAGTCTGTGTCATATGTAACTCCAATGTGTCAGTTTAAGTTATACAATAATTATACTACCTTCGGGTAGCAATGTCAAGCCTTTGGGAAAACTTTTTTAAGATTTTTTTGTTTGCTTTTTGACTTTTCATACTATCTATTATACGGAAAAAGGTACCAAATGTCAAGCCTTTTTACCATTATTTTACCATTATTTCGCCTAGTAAAATCAATAACTTACGACTAATCTACTTGGATATCTTCCATACCAGCAGTTCTGAGACGTACAATATGCCCCATTTGCCACTGTTTTGCGTCTAGGCCTTTCATTATGCCCAGATACTTATTTCTAAGCAGGGCTACTTCGTTGATAAGATACTCAAAGTCTATCACTTCATCTTCTCCATCTACATACTTTTCAGCATCACGTGAAGTTAAGGCTCGTTGATATTTCTCTAAGTATTTTTGAAAATGAGTTCTGCGAATTTTACGTAGTTTGATATTAAGAAGGTTGAGCACCGCTTCAATCTCTTGTAATTGATTGAAACGATGTTCAGTTATGCCCGGTAATGCTGATATATGTTTCTCAACGTATCCAGTAACAAGACAATCCTTTTTACAAGATATCAGTTCGTTTTCGTAGTGAGCCACAAAGTCAGGTATTACTGACAAATCATGGCTAATACGTGTATACCAATTCAATTAATACTCCTAGTCCCACTCATCAATATCTTCATCATAGTCTTCATCGTCTTCTTCCCAAATTTCATCTTCGTCTTCTGAAAAATAAGACAATGCTTCCTTGATTTTTTTATCATCTTTGAAGGCTTTCTTTATTTCTTGTGCAGTCATACCTTCATCGATTAAATGATTGACTAGTACGTCAGCCGCTTCGTGTATGTCACCATCTTCAATCGAAGGTTTAATGACTTCCCAAACTCTGGCCAAATCATTTAAATTCATATGCTATTCCTCTACAGTTTCTAATACGTCTTCTTCTTCGTTATTTACAATATCCAACGCATTTTTAACTTCAGAGTATTCTGACATAAGCATATCCAAACATCCTTCTTCATTTGCTTCCCAAGGCTTTCTAAACTTGAGAACTTCTTCGCCAGATTGTGTGATATACTTTAAACGATTACCTTGCTTAGTCAATACGCCTGATTTCTCAAACAAATCAACTAAACCAGAGTAAGGATTCATACCTGTTTCGTAAGGAATCTTCACTTGCACACCTTCAAAAGGTTTTGCATAACGAGTCTTCATTACTTTACAGCCTGCACGAATACCTCTGACATCAGAGATTTTATTCCCTGCTTCATCTTCTTTTAGTTTCATTTTCTTCATAGCAACAACAATACTGGATGCATAGATAAAGCCTTGACCACCAGAGATTTTATCGTCTGGGTCAAACATATCCTGTGATGCATATGTATGATTAGTTGCTACAAGTCCAACGTTATAACTACCGAACATGTTAACTGAGTTCCTAACTAAAGCAGTCAATGCCTTAGGCTTACGACCCATGTCACCTTTCATATCACCTTTGTCAAATTGATCAACATCAGTTGGGGTCAGTAACATACCCAATGAGTCGATTACAAATAATACTTTAGGGCGTTCTTCGTCTGCCATTGCTTTGTAATCTTTCATAAAAGTTGAGATAGTTTTTGCTACATCATCAATCATACTCATACTCAACTTCAAAAGTTTTTCTTCTGAAGTATCGACACCCAATGCATGTAGCCAAGTTTCATCAAGTGCATTCTCTGAGTCAATTAAGACTACAAAGATACCCTGATCTTGTGCTGACTTTACAATGTTGCCGGCGGCAAAGTATGATTTACCTGCGCCTGATTCTCCTGCAAATACAGTAACTTTACCTAAAGGGACACCTCTGTGAAAATCACCTGAGATAAGATAGTTCAATGCATAAGAACCCGTTGAGATCCAGTCTGTTGGATCGTTGAATCCTATTGACAAGCCGTCAATGGATTTGGTTATGTCTTTCCTAAATTTGGAAACGTCAAATGGTTTTGCCACAATTACTCCTATTGATTAGATTGTTTGTTGTTAATTCTACTAGAGTTAGAAGTTTTTTGCAATATTTCTGGGCAGGCTTCTGCCATATCATCTAAATCAAAATCAGCAGGGTAATGTCTTAGTGCGGCTCTTGCCCTATCTCTGATAAGACTTGGTACACGCGGAGTTTTACCCGGATCGCAAAGTTCTTCTAATAATTTTTTCCCTTGTTTAAGGGCTCTAAATCTTTCGTCTGGTAGTGTCATTATTTTTCTCCTACAAAATATGGGGGAGTTGCCTCCCCCAGACTAACAATTAAGAATTGTTTTGTCTTGCACGGATCATTGCTAGAATGTCTTGTGCTTTATCACTTGATGGTTCAGAACTTTCTGCTGGGGCCGCTGAAGGAGTTTCTACTGCTGGTGCAGTTTCTACTACTGGTTCTGCGACTGGAGCAGGTGTCTCAACTGCGGGTGCCGGCGCACTTGACGTTGATTCATCTACGTTAGCAGTTTCAGGTGCATCGATACCGTAAGGACGATAATACGCACCGAACTTGTCAGTGTCATATGGACGACCATCTACTGATGCCTCGAACATTTCTTTAATGACTCTGAGTTCTGCTTCTGAAGGCTTCTTAGGTAAGAAGTCTGCTAGATTAAATAGACCATGTGCTTCGATAGCCGCTTGTTCTACATCTGTTAGAGCAGATTCTTTCCTAGACCATGACGATGTTGAATAATCGGCATACTGACCTTTTGTAGTCTTTCTGATATTAAAATCAAGACCACGCATCATATCAGTTGGCAATTCTTCAATCTCAGGATCCATCAATGAACTTTTGATAGTCTGAAAGATTTGAGGTGAAATAACAAATCTACGAATAGGATTCGCAGGGGTACTGTCTTCCCCAATTGGATTTTGACGAACAAAACCTTGGAAGATATATGATCTTTTCTTCCAGTATTTGTTTGCCATTTCTTTAAGAGTTTCGTCTTTGTACCAAGGACGAACTTCTGCTAACACAGGACAATTCTCACCGAACATTTCTACGCACGGTACTTGTACTGTTACTTGTCTCACATTAGGATCACCTTTCACGCCATTAAACGGAAGTTTAATAACTTGTCTCTCAATCCAAAAGAACGAATTGTTAGTATCCGCATCGGGTAAGAAACGCAGTGAGCAAGATGCTCCTTCGTCCATTTTCCAATGTGGATAGATCGCTCCATCAGATGTTGGATACTTAGATCCAGATGATTTATTTTCTTGTGCCGCGAGACGGGCACGGATGTCTGCTAGACTGGCCATAATGTTTTCTCCTTTAATGTATGCCTAAGTTTAGTTTTATATGTGTTGTCGCAAGACCGAAGTCTTACTAGTTTAGTTTTGTTAAAAACATGACACATGAATCTATTATACACTAATATCTTCCTATGTCAATAAGTATTTATGCCTGATTTACCCATTTATAAAAAACTTATAAAAAGTGCGATCTCCAAGTTTAGGGACCTGAGTAACAACAATCTCTGTATCATGTGCTATATATGAAATTTCTGACCCAGAATCATAAATACTAGTGCGAACTAACTTACGATTAAGGGAATCACATACCATGCATATGAAACAATTGAAAATCGCACTAATTTTATTTAGTGTTGGGGTTGCCAGCCCAAATATTTTTGCACAGGCTACTGGAACTTGTACAGCCGGTACTCAGTATTGTGAGGCTAGTACTTCAACTAGTACTACCACAAATACTAATACCAATACCAATACTTCGACTAATACAAATACCAACACCAATACTAACACTAGTACTAACACTAGTACGAACAATAACACCAATACTAATACTAATACCAATACCAACACGAACACCAATAATAACACCAATAA